GGGGCCCCATCAGACGCCGTTAAAGAGCGAAACCAACTTTTGAAAGAACCTCTTCAATTTTTGCGGCGTGAGCTTTGCGAGGAATCCATTCACCTACAAACCATTTGTAGACTGTCATCCTGCTTACCCCAAAGTGCTCAGCCACATCCCGAACAGGATACTCTTTGGAAATGCACATCCGCCCCAGTATTACGCCGGGGCTTTCTGTGCTTGCTTCCTGATTGGCACGTACTAAACGTACTGAATAACCATGGCTAGACATGATCACTCGTCGTCAGTAGTCCACTTGCTCAAAACGTCCGCAAACTCTTTCTTCGGTGCAGGTTCAGCGTTCTTTTTAGCAGTGCGTTTGACGGGCTCGTCTACAGCTTCAGCTTCTACTTTGGGGATAGCTGGGGCTTTAGGCTTAACGCCGTCAGTGGTGGCGGGGGTTTGCGTAACCGCAGATTTAGCGGCAGGGCTTTCACCTTTTTCTTTAGCAACTAACCATTGCTCTTTGGTCAAGTACTTAAGAGGCTTAAAGGTAAGCTTGGGCGTATCGCTATCGCTGTCCATACGCATTTCTGTAACCAGCGTACCGATGCTCTTTCCTTGAGCACCCACATATTTGGCATACTGTTGGAACGGCATCTTGTCCACATCCCCACGACCAAAGATAGATTTGAATGGGAGCGTCAACTGATACACATCGCCGTCAATGTCCTCGGCTAGCAGAACTGCCAGACGTTGTTGGAATCGGCAAGCGCGAGAGTCACCTTGACCAGAACCTTTTATGTTCTGCGAACAGCCTTCACACGAAGTGTGTTGTGGCTCTTCAATGCTGGCATCAGGCTTATCGCCATCGTTAGACCAGCAGTCAGGTTGACTGGTTTCCCCAGCTACGTACTTATCAGCGTAGAAAGAACGTGCAACCTTTGCACCGCCATTAACGATGACAATGTTCATCGAACGGTTTTCGTTCTTAGCGATTTCCTCGCCATTGACCATCAGTCGAAACACACCGCCACGAATGGAGATGCGCTTTGTGCCAGTGTTACCTGCCAAAGCTTTGGTCATGTTGTCAAGTCCGACTTCTTTTAGATAGGCCGGAACTTCTTGGTTAAAGAGAGCGATTTCATTGCTCATGGTTTTCTCCTGTGGTTAAAAATTACTTGCGCTTGATGGTGATCTCGTATTCACTATCCATGTTAAGTCCAGGCGGATGAACTTCGGGGTTGTTCTCCAAGAACTCTTTCATGTTTGTCTGGTGAATACGCTTCTCCAAAATCTCCACTGCACCGCTGTCCCGCATGAAGTCATAGAAACTGCCCCAGTCGTTAGTCCAGTAGCGAGTCTTAACCGTGCGGTATGCAATACCGTGTGGAGTTGAAAAACTGGTCACCCCAGTTTCTTTGGAGATTTCTACAAGCTTGTGCTTAAGCAAAGTCATTTGCTCGTCAAGGTCTTGCTCCTGCACTTTGTATTCTTGTTGCAGTTTTTCTTTTGCGTCGCGTATCTTGATGTAAGCGGCGACGATTCTTTCTATGGGCGGTATGTCCATTTTTTCTCCTTCGTTTTCCAGCAATTATAAAAGCTTTTCTTGACTATGTCAAGAGCTAATTTCGTTTTTGTACAAGTCGATTAGTTTTATGTGAGCATCTAATTTGCTTTGGAGCGCGGCGTACAGTTTTGTTTCTACTGGACTGCCTTCGATGTTCACCACAGTTACTGGGTTCTTTTGCCCTTGGCGGTGCACCCTTGCATTGGCTTGCAAATACACCTCACTCGACGTAACAGGAGCGTACCATATGACCACGTTTGCCGCAGTCAGGGTAACCCCGTGCGCCGCCGCTTGAGGCTGAATTAAAAGCACTTGTGGGTTCTCTTCTTCTTGGAAACGCTTAAAGATTTCAGTACGTTTGCCAACGCTCACTTCGCCATTAATTATTTCGCAGTGAATGCCTTGCTTGGTCAAGTACTCGTTTACCAAATGAATGGCATGCGTGTACGGCACAAACACAAGCACCTTGTGGCTAGCCTCTGATATGACTTCTTCAACAACGCTTAGACGTGCAGAGACATCAAACTCAATGACGTTCTTGTTATCGGTGTAGACCGCTCCACACGCAATCTGTAGCAACTTGTTTAGGTTAGCCGCCGCGTTCACTGCCGATACATCCTCGCCTACCGCAGAGAACAAAAAGTCTTTCTTCAGTTGCTTGTAGTATTTGAGTTGCTGAGCGCTTAGTGGTGCAAAGCGTGAGGTGTGTGTCACCTCAGGCAAGTCCAAACATTCTTTCTTGGTGAAGCGGATGGCTGGCTGTAGCATGTCATAGACTACTGTCTCGGCATTGGGCTTAGCAATCCACCGGAACCGGGTCAGTTGGTACATCACCATATCCCGATACGCACCATAGAAAGCTGGGGCTCGGCTCGGCACACACATCTTTGCCAACCCGTATGCATCAAGCGGAGATTGTGAAGCGGGAGTTCCAGTCATCATCCACAACCAAGTCGTAGGCTTTACCAAGTTCCGCAATACTTTGAACCGATTGGTCTTTGGATTTTTATAGGCGTTTGCTTCGTCAACAATGATGAGATCAAACCCACCCGCCGCTATCTGCTCTTGCACAATCTCAACGCCATCAAAATTTATGATCACAAAATCGGTTTGACTCTGGATCAACTCCCGACGTTTCTTAGGGTTGGTGCTGTATGCTATTGCTACAGAACGATGGAGTGCAAACTTAAATAAGTCTGCTTGCCATGCAGGTTGCATGATTGAGAGAGGGCATATCACAAGAACGCGATTGATTGCCTTTAAATTAAGCAGGTAGTCTGCCGCCCAAATAGCCGCCGCAGTTTTGCCTGTGCCTTGCTCGTTAAAGCAAAACCCACGCTGATGCAACGTAAAGAACGATGCGGTTTCTTTTTGGTGGCTCATAGGTTTGTACAACCCAGGCCACGCGTAGTCACGTTCAATTGGAGACGGTACTCTCTTCATGCCAAGCTTGCACAACGCTTGTGCTTCAGCTAACCCCCAATGCACCGCTACTTCAGTTACGCCTTCATTCTCAGAGAGTTCTGCGCTTTTTTCAATTGCCGCCGTAATACGCCCTGGATTCTTGGTGCGCACCACCAAGGCTTTGTTGTCAATTATTTGCATTACTTTATGGAGTGGTCGCTGTTACGGGCGTAGGAACGATTTGCGGATGCAGACTTTACGCGCAAGTTGCTACGCACAGATTTACCGCCTTTGCTCAATGCTTGCTTGTGGTCAACATCTTTCCCATCACCCTTATGCACTAAACCAGCTTTCTTCATGATTGCTCTGGCTTTGTTTCTAGCGGCTCGTTTCTTTTTGACCGCAGGTGTGCCGTCATACTGCTCGTACTCTTTCTTGTATGGTCTTGGTTTGTTTACGTAGGGCATTTCATTTTCTCCCATTGTGTTCGCAGTCGGTGACTGCACAAAAATTACGGCACGTAAAGTTCGGCTTTGCGTTCCACACCGAAGTTGTATATGCCGCCTCTAAGCGATCTAACTCAGGCAACCATCGTTGCCATGCATCGTATTGAAAATCTTCAGTGTACGCAGAAGGCACTAAATCTTTAGCGACTAAGAACACCAGCGCCGCCTTGATTGATTTGACCTGCGGGAAATGCTTAAACACTAACAGCGAAAGCAGTTCCAACTGTTTCTTGTCTGCGTACTGACTGCTCTTACCTGTCTTCCAGTCAACGATTCGAGCTTTGTCTTCGTTAACAATAAGCAAGTCGGCAATGCCACGGAACCAAACATTCTCATCACGGAACCCACATGGCTCCATATTTTTGGTCAGCCCCATCTCGTACTCACACAGCTTCTCCCCTTCAATAGAAACAAAGGGGTCAATGCGTTGCTGTACAAATGCATACTTCTCAGGAATCGGTGTGCCATCTCTCACGTAGTCCTCTGCCGCTTTGTGCACAGCGGAGCCATAAAGCAAGTAGTCGCGAGGGGGCTCAACAATGTCTTTGGCAACCCGCAACCGATAGTACTTTTTAGGGCACTGTTGGAAAAGCGAAATGCTGGAGTACGACCATGTGTAGTTCATTGATTGACTTCTTTTTGGTAGCGGATAGACTGAAGCATAAGGCGCGTGTCTGCCAGTGCTTTCAGCGTTTGCTCAATAGCCGCATCGTAGTCACGACACAGCATAGAATCATGTGCGTCCTTCAACGACTTCTCTGCCATCATGCAGGGGTAGGCGTAATCAACCAATGAATCTTGTTGTTGTTCCATAGCTTGTTCCATACTTCACTTCACAATCAAGCGGCAGGGTTTGCGCCCATTTCGGCCTCCACCGCATGCAGTCTTGCACATACTTAGCGGCGGCTCCCCACTCTTCTTCTTTAACAATACATGCAACGGCATCGTGAACCGTCAACACCACTTGGTATCGCTGAGAAATCTTGAGCATCTGCTCACCAATCACACATCTAGCTATTGCTTGGCAGATGTTCTCTACGACTTTACCACCGTAGATTCGCACAATCCCCTTGCGCGTGGTGTAAATATACTGCGCCCGTCCCCGCTCGTCAATTTCATCAGGGCGTAAATTCATGTACTTCAAGGGTAACCCGCTGGGCAGATCAAACCCCACCCCAGGCAACACGTACACCGCTTGAGGCTGGCACCCAAAAAGTGTAGTCTTTAGCTTCTCATCTGCTAAAGCATCCAAGCACCGATGCGCTTGTTCCCAAAGCTGTGGGATGAAAGAGAAAGAACCTCGGTACGTGTTTAAGATATGTTTGCAGGTTGGCTCGTCTAAGTCACGCTTGAAGTTGCGCAACTGCGTCTGAAACTTAGACCACCCCATGCCGTACCCGGCCCCAAGAATGGTTGTCTTGCCCACAAACCGCTCGTCTTCAGTGATGGATTCAACTGACTTGCCGTAGATGCGGGACGCCATTATCTTGTACACATCCTCACCACTTGCAAAGGCTTTAACAAGATCATTCTGCCCCGATAGCCACGCCAAAACCCGCGCTTCAATCTGAGATGAGTCGGCATCAATCAACACATACCCAGGGGGCGCAGTGATTGCTGACTTCAGTGTAGATTTTCTAGGCAGGTTTTGAAGGTTCAGTTTGTCGTCTCCACCCCAACGCCCAGTGTGCGCGGCATAGTAGCGTAGGGGGACAGGCAAATCACCGCGCTTGGCAATGTCGATGAACCGCTGGGTGCGAGTCTCCCCCAACGTGCTCTTGGTGCCAAGCCTAGCCGCAACCATAGCTTGCACCCATGGGTCTTCATGATCGGCAAGGGCTTTAAACCCATCATCTGTTTTTGCAAATGCGTAGGTCTCTTTGCCTGTAGTCGGGCTAACTTTCATTGGGGGCACAACGCCACGCTGAAGCAGGGCTTCTGCAAACTTGGGGTTTGACAGCAACACCTCTCGGTTTGCGCTTGCTTCAGCAATGAGTGCTTCCTTGTGCTCTACAACCTCAATCAAATGCTGTTCTAGCAACGGCAGGTTTAGCTGTAGAGTCGGCTTAGTGAACATGCGCAGGGTCAAGTCGATGAGCCTCAACTCCTGCTTTTTAAAGTGGCTTTGGAGTATATGAAATAGGTCGTAGGTCAACTGCACATCGTTTGTACAGTACGCTCCATACCTATCTAGTTCATCAGGCGCAAAGTCTTTACGCCGTTTGCCCAACGCCGCGATAACTTCAGTCCCTTTGACCCCAAGGCTATAACGCTCGGCTAACTTTGCAAGGCTGTTGCCAACCTCGACGCCATCTACCGCTCGTGCCATCGACAACGTATCCAACAGTACCATCGGATGAATACCAAACCGCCATGCAAGTATTGCCCCATCAAACAGCATGTTATGGGCTAAGACGAAACTCTGTGACCAGTCAAATTGATCCAGCCATTCCTTCGTCTTAGCCATTGTCCCGCTAAACCACACTGCGTCTTCGGCACCAACCTTTACGCTGATGCCAATTGCTTCAAACCTATCGTCGCGGATGTACTCTTCTGTGGTTAGTTTTGACAGCGAGTAATCTTTGTCGTAGTAGGTTTCAAAGTCCAGTGTGACTAGTTGCATTGTTCGATCTCACGGTTGATGTACCAACGGGCTTTTTCCAAGTCTTCCCTGCGGTTGCCTTTGTGGTCGGCGCGGGTGATGTATTTCACTGCGTTACCCAAGCTGTAGTTCAGCTTCTTGGCCTCAATGAAGTCAATGGTCTCAATCCCGCCTACCTTGTAGTGGACAGGGTGATTCACTGGATCGGCAATGGGTGGGGCATTCATCATCTCCTCGTCTGTTGGTCCACCTTTCTCTCGAATCAAATCATTATTAGTCTTGTCGCTGGTAATGGCAGAGAGTAACTTCATCCTTGTCGTGTTCGATGCATGTTGTTCCTTCGGTTTCATGGTTTTCCTCACCATGTACGCAGTCTGATATGAAGTTTTAAACTTCTTTGCCACTTCTTTGACGGTAGTTGTTGGGTTGCCGTTGTAGTACTGACGCATCAGGGATGCGCGGGATGCTTTTTTAGCTGTTGCCATTATTAACTCCTGTTATGCCGCAAGTTGCGCGGCGGGTTGGGTTTTTTTACGGCGTGTTACTGCCGTTTCCATCTTCTCAAGTAACTCCGCTAGATCAGAATCCAGCAGGTGCAACTTAGACTTCCATCGGGTGATGGTAAGTTCTATGTCGTGCATCAGTTCTAACCTCATGGAGTCATCACTTAACACTGTGGTGGTCAGCCTGTAGCCGCCGCCGTTCTCTCTGTCAGATGACAGGCTCACAAATGCACGTATGTGAGACGGTACGCTATCGACCAATGTAATTCGGCACCTTTGGATTAGGGATCGCGCTTGATCTTTGCGGAATTGTTTTGCCGCTTCAGTGTCGTCCCATTCAAAGTGCTTGTGTAGCACACAGCTTTTGTCCTTTGCCGCTTCAATTACATCGTCAACCTTCAGCACACCATTGTTTTGTTGTGCCATCCTCTCCAAAAACTTCTTTTCGTCTTTCATACTTTCTCCTTGTTAAAAATGCCTGCCATGCTTGACCATTCCTCGCTCCACCACGCTCGGCCCAAACGCTCCGTGCCTGCCTTGCTACGTCCAACCGGAACTTACCCGGCCTCACCAGACCTTGCCAGTACGATCCTGGCCTGCCTCACTACTCCTCGCTACGCCTAACCGAACGCTACCCGGCCCAGCCGAGCCGCGCCGTGCCACGCCTGCCTTGTCGGTCTGCGCCACTCCGCATCGAACCAAACCCAGCCTAGCCACGCCTGCCTTGCCAATATGTACCTCGCTCGACCCCACCTGTACATTCCGTGCCTTACCGCGCCTCGACGCGCCTGCCATACCTCGCCCGACCCCACCGCGCCTCACCGTGCCTTGCCGGGCCCCGACGTACCTGCCATACCTCGCTCGACCCCACCGAACCTCATCTCACCCTGCCACGCCTGCCTTGTTTAAGAAATAGAGAATTTCTTACAGATTTCTGCTTCGCGGTCAGTCTGCACTACTTGGAACAAACCAAACCCACAACCAGCACTAGACTTGCTGTCGGGTCGCCCTGCCCCAATACCAACTTGCAAGCCGCATCGGCTCACAAGGTTCAACACATCTACAGTTTTGAACTGATCCATGTCGTAACGAATACGCAGTTTGCAAGCCCACTCCCGATACATAGGGCGAGACCGAATGTCAATAACGCCAGTGGCGTTCCGAGTGTGCGCCGTGTAGGTCTTGCTCTCACCATACACACGTACCAAAGGGATGCCGTCTTGCTCGTCGTACCCATCAGCTTCGATGAAGGTAGACAACTTGGCAAGGGTCATCTTGAACCCAACCAATCGGCATGCAGAAATCATGGCGCAACGAAACGCGGCGGCATTCATTCCTTCCCACCCTTCGTTACTGCGATACCTAGCGGCTTCGGCTTCCTTATCGTAGTCCCTTGCGTCCCGAACCTTTCTGTTTCCAGCGGACTTACCTTCAGCCATTTTTGCCATGAGTTCGGCTTTTTTGCTAAACCGCTCAATCACCAACGGTGCAATGCCCTCTACATAGAAATCCGTTGTCGCAAACTTTGGCGGCGAAATAACGCAGTTTGCTTGTGTGCTCAACGTGTTGTCAATTGCTTCTCGTTTCATCATGTTCTCCTAAAGTTACAAAATTTAAATACCTACAGCTGTGTTTTGCTTTACTGTAGTATTTGCTTATTGGGTTTCCCCAATTCTTACAGGTAAGCTAATGGGATTTTCAGCTTCCCTGCGTTTTTCTATGCTCTGCGCTAAGAATTTTCTAAGCCATGTAGCTCCTCCTAAAAGGTGAAACTCCTTACGCAAAGATGGAGTCAGCCGCACTGCAACAACGCACTGCACATTTGTTATTTCTGATTTTGGTCTTGGCATGTGTTGTTTTCCTTGAGTTGTCTTTCAGTAGAGCCGACTGCTTGATCTACCGTTGTACATGAACAATTTATTGCAACATATTGTTCCAATGTCAGCCCAACCCACTCATGCTTTGGATACAAAGGCCACACCTGCCCCAGCGGTGTAAACAAGGGTGAGTCTCTGTCTGTGCTGACCACGCCGTTGCTTGGGTCGTACCATGCTGTTGGTTTCATGTGTTCTCCTTAGATCAGCTATATGGATTTATA